AATTTATGAGTATTTGGGTTTTCAGAAATCGTTTCTTCAACTATTTTAATCCATTTTTTTGTCATTTAATAATTATGTAGAAAAAAAATTGATAATAAAAAATAAATATGTCTTTACATTAATCATGGTTCAACTAATATTAACACGCTACTTATATAGTGTGGATGAAGTATTTCATTCATTATTGTTATCTTTAATAAAAAAAAAATCATTTCAAAAATCATTATTTTGGTTATCAGAATTATACTATAGTAAATTTTATTTACTATTATGGAAGTTTGTGTGGCAAACTTATTATGATTTTTACGCTGTGACAAATCCAAAATTTGAAAAATATATTTCTAAATGTAATAAAAATTGGGAAAAGAAAAATAACATAGAAGAATTTGTCAACGTAATAAATATTTTATACTACGCAACGTCTATTACCAATACAGTATTTACATTGAGAACTAAAAAATGTTTAGCACCAAATAAAATATACACAAAAAAAAGAAAATGGATGAAAGACTTTAAAAATCTTTCAAAAAAAGAGTATTTATTTATTCGATCTCTCCACGATAAAAAAATAAAAGATATAAACTTTTACTTTCATCAAATACAAAAAGATTTTAAAAGGTGCGATACCATTATAAAAAAATATCGCGATTTAAAACAAGAAAAAACGAAATTATTTAAATACGATAACAAGTATTATGGTGATAAACAACATATTATACTATCTTCAATATGTTGTTTAATAAATACGGATGATAAGGTAAATAAAAGACTAATTAAAAAGAAAATTAACAGTGAAGACATTGAATTTGTAAGAAAATCAGATATCATCGTGGAACCGATTAGAAAAACCTTGCCATTAAAGAGAGAATTCTCGATTGATGTCGAATCTGGATTTCTAAACAATGATAGGCCAAAAAAATATCAGGAAAACTTTTGGTATCATTGGGAATACTATACACAAAATTGTCCGCTTTGGGATGAAAGATTTAAAAAATATAAATGCGGTTTTGATGACGCGAAAAAAGAACCGGTCTTTTTAAATGACGATGATTTAGAAGATTTTTATGAAAAGTTTGGATACGAACCAGATGAGCAAACAAAAAACTGTCAAATGAAAAGCTTACTGAAACTTGAAAGCAACACAATAATAGATATTTTAAAAGATTTCAAAAATAAAAAATATTTGAAAAGATAAATTTACAATACACAAAATAAACGAAAAATTAATATTATTTTTAATATAGGTTAAATGAAATTAAGTATTTTAACATGGAATATCAATTTCATGCATGATCATTGGTTAAAACGTGTAGAAAGCATAAATTCGACACTTGAAAAACACATAAATAATACGGATATCATCGCATTACAAGAAGCGACATTACCGTTTTCATCGGGCATAGATGATATTTATAAATTTCTCAAATGTAAGAAAATCAATTATACAACTGGTTCGGAGTTTTTTTTTGAAAAAAACTATTTATATAAAAAAATCCAAGATATTTTTCCAAAATACGAAAAAATAATTATCAATATGTTTGAATATCTAATGGATAAATTATTGTTTTTCTGTGGATATATATTCTCTCATTATGGTGAATATATGAAAAGACTATATTTTTCACATCCCTACATTTGTATATTTATTATGCTTTTGTGTCCGCTGCTATTTGTTGGTAGTTGGTTTTTTATAGGAATGGTAACAATTATCAATCAAAAAATAAAACACAGTGTTCGATCGAAATATGTTGGAAGAGCTTTACAAATTTCCGAATTTAAATATAATAGTAGAGAGATTACTTTTATAAATATACATTTATCTCCGGGAACATCAAAACACTCTTGTGATAAAAGAAAAAAAGAAATTAAAAAAATTTACCAACTCATTAAAAAAAAGGATGTATGTATACTAGCAGGTGATTTCAATGAGTCGCCGGAAGGATATGTGTATAAATTTTTAAAAAAGAAAAAATTTAAAAGCGCTTGTTTTGCGAAAAAAGGTTATGAGTTAAAAACATTTCCCAGTAAAAAACCTGAAAAATGTATTGATTATGTGTGGGTTAAGGGAGATTGCGTGGATGTTGATGAGATTAGGCATTTTGGCAGTGAAAAAGAAACAGACCACAAAGCTATTAAAGTTATTTTAAACATAAAAAAACTATAATAGAAAAAAATTGAAAAATATATAAATACCCAGTTGTATAATTATTATATCATGGGTAAAAATTTTAAAGGAGGAAAAAAACATAAAAAAGGTGCTAAGAAAAACGCGGCATCGTTTAATAAAGCAAAATTGCGTCTTGTCAGAGAAGAAGGGGAAATTTATGCTCGTGTTACCACTGTGTTTGGTAATGGTATGGCCGAAGTTTTGTGTAATGACGACGTTAAACGTTTGTTGATTATTAGACGACGTTTTAAAGGAAGAAATAAACGAGACAATAATATTGCGGTTGACGTAATGGTGTTAGTGGGATTAAGGCTATGGGAAGTGGTAGCGGCGAAGAAAAAACAAAAAGTAGATCTTTTATACGTTTATTCAAAAGAAGATATTAGCGAGCTAAAAGATTTGCCTGAGATAAATAAAAAAATATTACCTGGTTTTGTAAAAATAGATGAGGAAGATATGCCGTTTGAAATGAGTAATTCGCACGGCGATGAATACAGCGATGGTGATAAAATTAACGAAATTGTTGAGACGACAAATAGTAAAATTTCAATGGATTTAGATTTTGATTTTGATGATATTTAATCTACATCGTTTAAACTTGCCATAATAGCCGCTTGTAAATCTTCTTCTTCTTGCTTTTCTTGTTCTTGTATTAATAAATTATTTATAGAATTTCTTAATATATCACGCGCCTCTTGTTGTGTCATCCTTGTGGTTCTAGTTATGGGAATAGGATGAATAATATTTTGCGTCAAAGGAGGGTATTCGACATCGGTGTTTTCGGTGCTTTCGGTGCTTTCAGTGCTTTCGGTGTTTCTGTTATTTGTATCTTCGTCTGTGTCTGTGTCTGTGTCTGTGTCTGTGTCTGTGTCTGTGTCTGAGTCTGAGTCTGTGTCTTCGTCGGTATCGGCAGCAGCACCCAAATCAATATATCCTTCTTCGTCGATATCTTCTTCGTTGTCGATATTTTCTGAATCTATAATTTTTTTTTCTACAGAGTCTAGTTTGTGACGACATACGGGACAAGAAGCGTTTTCATTTTCAAGCCATTGTAAGATCATTTCCGGGTCAAAAATATGATTACAGGGCAACTTACTAATTGTTTCATTTTCTACGAATTTTTTTCGGCTGATGGGACAGCATTTTTGTTCGGGAAATTTTTCCTTTGAATACAGTTCTGTTTTTATTTCTTGTTTTCCTTTTTCGGATAAAACATGTTTATAATTATTTTTTTGTTGTAAGGTTTCTCTGAGAAGCGTGTTAAATTCATTCTGCGTGTCCGAAAAAGTAAAACGAGAACTCATTACAAAATTTTCTAAAAAATCACTGTATACATTATTTAATTGCTGTGGATTAGTGTTGAGTAAATTAAAACGGTCTACATTTGGGTTTTGTATAATATTTACATGATTATTACTTATATCAGTAGATACTGGTGTTGTTAAATTAGTAGTTATATATGTATTATCGTTGCTGATATTATTTGTCCCGTCAATTAAGTTATTTAAGTAATGTGCAAAATTCCTGAATAATAAATTCGTATTATTTGAAATATCTCTATCCATTATTAGATTAATACTTTATATTTTTATATGATTGTTTTATAATAATATGAATTTTAAATTACAAAAAAATATAAAAACTAGAATGAATTATAAAAAATATACATTACAAAATAAAATAAATTATTTGAAACAAAATTTAAAAGAAACAGAGAGAAAATTTCAAAATAATTATGTTTTAAATAATTTAATATATAAAAATAATGCGGTTATTAACAAGGAGGCTATTATTAACAAGGAGGCTATTAACAAGGCGGCTATTATTAACAAGGTGGATATTAACAAGATAATTATTGACCAACATGTTAATACTAATAGATTTATAATTCAAACAACGCCATATTTGAAAAATATAGGCGAAACAATTGCCGATTGTTTAAATTCTTTAGGTTTGGATGCTGTTTGTCAAGATACTGAGAAAATTAAAATAAATATTAAAAATGAAAATTTTAATAAATCCGATATTTTTATATTTATATATGTCAAGCAACTTTTAATACTTCCCGATAATGGGTTTTATATTTTTAACTTAGAACAGTTTTATCGCTTTAAAAATACTATATATTTAGATACAGATAGAGAAGATAAAGATTTTTTAGACGAGGCCTATGAAAAATCTCTTGGTATATTTGATTACGCAGTGGGAAATTTAGATTTTTATCCAGAAAAATGGAAAAAAAAGCTACATTATCTTCCAATACCCTTGTATAATTTAAAGTTTTATTTAAATTCAATAAACAAGCCTTTGGAAAAAAAATACGATATTTTATTTTTCGGAGGTAAAAATCATCGCCGCAAAAAAATCATAACTTATTTAAAGAACAATACAAATTTAAAAATAAAATATGTCACAAGAACTTTCGGAAACGAGTTAAATACCTTAATCCAAGCATCTCATATAATTTTAAATATACACTATGAAGAAACATCATTATTGGAAGTAGCAAGATTACATGATATTTTGCGCATAAATAACAAAGCTATTATAATTAGTGAAAAATCAGTTGATAAAGATACAATGGAAAAATATAAAGAAGTGGTTTTTTTTGTCCCTGAAATAAAAGATAATTTAGAAAATATAGAGTTATTATTAGAAATGGTTGAAAATATTATAAAAAAAAATACTATAGAAAATAAAAAAAACTATTTAGATGAAATAAATAAAAATATTGTATCAATTTATAATAACACATTTCAAAATTATTTAGAAATGAATAAGAAAATTAAAAGATACCCATATTTATTTCACAAATATAAATTTAAATTAGTAAATTCAAGAAACAACCTAGTTCAATATAAAATTATACAGAATGGTATTTTTGATAATTTATTAATGGATGAAAATGCTAATTATTTACAATATTATGCCCATTTACATTGTTACGATTTAAATAAATTCGATGAAATATACGAAAAATATATATTTGATTTGACACAATATTTTAAAATAGTTGTTACATATTCAATAGGGGAAAAAAAATTAGATAAAAGATTTACTGTTTTAAAAGTACCAAACAAAGGAATGGATCTAGGTGGTAAATTTGTTATGGTAGATTATTTGAAAAAAAATAATATCAACAGCAAATTTATTTTAATGTTACACTCAAAAACAAACACCGAAAGGAGAGAAATGTATTTTAAACCTTTTTTTGATAATTTAAAAAATCTTGTTGGGAAATTAAATTCTGATATTGGATTATGCGTTCCTAATATTATCTGGGGCAAAAACGTAAAACAATGGGGGCGCAATACAAGATATGTAAACGAGCTATTATCTTATTTAGATATTGCTTCAAATAATAATTTATTTCCAGAAGGAAATTGTTATGTAATGAGTGGATTTTTGGCAAAAAAGTTATTTGGAGATATTACATTATACAATTGTTTAAACACCGAAACTTCTTTTGATTTAAATTGGGTAAAATGGTATTATAGAGTCAGCGAAAAAAATAGTAAATATATATACGAACAATGGAAAACAAGAAATTTGTATGGTAATCACATCCATTCAAAAAAAGGATATAAGGGTATGCCTGATGGGCAGTTTGAACACGCATTTGAAAGAGTTGTTTTTCAGCTGTGTCATAAATATAGAAAAAAAATATGGGTTGCTCCTTTTGTATAATTAACTTACACAAGATATAAAGAACTTTTAATATCATGTATTTATATAATGAGATTTGTGGTAGAATATGTTTGGTTAGGAGGAGAGAATGAATTTAGAAGTAAGACACGTGTTATTGAGTTGGAAAACATATCGGATTTGCCTGATTGGAATTACGACGGAAGTTCCACAAAACAGGCCGAGGGCATGGATTCGGAAATTATAATGAAACCTAGAGCTATTTTTAAAAACCCCTTTGGACCGCCTTATGATTATTTGGTTTTATGTGATACATATTTACCAGACGGTTCTGTTTTATACAACAATACCAGAGCTGAAGCAGATAAGATATTTAACCAAAAACCAGAAGAAAAACCCTGGTTCGGTTTAGAACAAGAATATTTTTTAATTGATCCCGAGACAAATCTACCTTTGGGATTTCAAGCCGATAAAACACAAGGACAATACTATTGTAGTACTGGATGTGAAAACGCGTTTGGAAGAGAAATAGTAGAAGAACATTTCAACAAATGTTTAATCGCCGGCGTTAAAATCGCGGGCATAAACGCCGAAGTAGCGCCTGGTCAATGGGAATACCAAGTCGGGCCATGTATTGGTATTGAAGCGGGAGACCACTTGTGGATGGCCAGGTTTATTTTAGAACGAATATGTGAAAAACACAACATTAAAGTGGATATTAACGCCAAGCCTTTGAAGTGCAATTGGAATGGTTCAGGGTGTCATACAAACTACAGCACCGAAAATATGCGAGAAGGCACACAAGATAAAACCGGTTTAGAATACATTGACGATGCTATTTTTAAACTGTCGCAAAAACATCAAGAGCACATGAAAGTATACGGGTCGGGAAATGAGGAACGCATGACTGGCAAACTTGAAACGGCGCATTACGACGTGTTTAGCGACGGTGTCGCCAATAGAGGAGCTTCTATTAGAAGAGGCAATGAAACTGTTAAAAATGAAAAAGGATATTTTGAAGACAGACGACCTAGTTCTGATTGCGATCCTTATTTGGTAACTTCTATTATTTTCAAAACAACTTGTTTAGATTAATGGAGAGCGGCTTATTTGGGAATAATATTATTATTGTATATAATAATATTACCAATATCGTATTAATAATATTTTGTAATTTATTATCAATACTCGTATAAAAGCGGAACAGTAATAAATATTAAGTATATTGATTATATATAATGAATATTAGACTATTAAAAAAAGAAGACCACGTTAAATTTATTGATTTAATTAATAAATTTAGAGCTGTAGGAATGGATATTGATAGTGAACAGTTTTCAATAATTTATGATGAAATATTTTCACACGGATTTATTTTTGTTATAGAAGATGATAAAAAGTTAATAGGCACTGCTAAAATACACTTGGAGAGAAAGTTTTTTCACAAATTAGCCATTTACGCGCACATTGAAGATGTTTTAATTGACCCATTGTTTCGCGGTAAAAGATTAGGAGTGAAATTAATAAAATATTTAATTGGTTTTTGCGAAGAAAAGGGATATTACAAAATCAAACTAAATTGTGACGACAATTTGGTTAAATTTTACGAAAAAAACAATTTCGTTGTAAGCGGGATTGATATGAGTTTGGTTGGGAATTAATTTATTAATAATATATATATATATATATATATATGTCTGATAATAATAAATTAATGAAATCACCCCCTTATAACAAAAAAACAATTTTAATAATTGGTATAACTGGGTTTTTAGGGAGAAATTTAACAAAGTATTTAATTGATAATTATAAAAAATATAATATTATAGGAACTGGTTTATCATCAAATAAAATTAAAACTTTTGAAAATATTTTAAATGGTTGGGGGATTAACAATCACCAAATACCAGTTCACATGATCGATATAGTTATGGATCCCGTTAAGTTAGAAACGATATTTAAAAATAATAAAGTTGACTATGTTATACATTGTGCGGCATTAAAGTATATATGTATTTCAGAAAAACAACCTGAGAAGGCAATCGAAATTAATATTAATGGAACATTAAATATTTTGAAATTGGCAAAAAAATATAATATCACAAACTTAATAGGATTAAGTACAGATAAAGCAAATAAACCCATAAATACTTACGGTATGACAAAATATTTAATGGAGGAATTAATTAAAGAATACAAATATTCAATTTATCAAGGTGTCAACTTTTTTTGGTCAGATGGAAGTGTGTTGGATATTTGGCTAAGACAAATAAGAAGAAAAGACAAATTATGCGTAACTAATTTTGAACAAGAGAGATATTATAGTAATATATTTGATATATGCGAAGATATAATTACCAATCTAGATAATAAAAACCAAATAATAACTTCGAGTAAAATATTTAAAATTAGATTATTAGATTTATTCAAAGGATTTATAAAATATTTTAATTATGATGAAAAAAATTGTAATATAGTGGGATATAGAAAAAATGAAAAAAAATTAGAAGATTTATTAAATAACACTGAGGTATTTGAGAATTTAAAAGAAGAAGAAATTATAGAAATTATTAAATTTAATTTTGAACATTGTTCCCTTAGTTTTTAATATATAATATTTTGCATTATATATAAATTTACGGAAACAAATGTTTTATAAAGAAACATAATAATAATATACATCATTATAATTTGTATAATTATAATGATTATTAAGAAATGAATTTATATAGAATACATATCTTTGTAAAAATCACAATATGATTTTTTAGTTGATTTGAATAATTTAATATTTTTGTATAAAAGTGTTATCAAAATATATATCAATTATCTTATTAAAATTTTCTTTTGAAAAATATGAATTAAATACCTTTTTACATTTTTCCTTCATTAAACTTATTTTTTCTTTGGGTATTGAAATTAAATATTCGTATAAATTACCAATATCTCTGTCATCATATAATATACAAAAATCATCCCAATTTATAAAATCAGGTAGTTTGTGCTCATTTGATAAAATAACCGGAATACACCCATATGACAATGATTCCCACAAACGAATCGAATTTGGTCCCGAACCTCCCGGACACAGTGAAAACGTTGAATTCAATAATAATTCAGAAAATTCCATTTCTTCTTTTTTCATATCAATTAAAATATCATTTTTTTTAATTTGTTTTTCATAAACAATATCATTAAAGTGCCATTTATTTTTTATTTTAACATAACAGTCATTTTTATCTTTGAAAATATTTAATCTGTCTCTAACATCAGTAAGATAGTAATTTACATGGTAAGCGCCACAAAATGAAAATAAATATGTGTCATTTTTTCCCGATATTTGTTCACTATTATAATTAACTGGAAATAAAGGAAATGGTACGATTTTAATATTATATTTCTCTTCTAAAAGATAATCATTATGAGACGCATGAGACGCAAATACATGCGTAATTCCTATTTTTTTAAACAATGGTAGTAATCTACGAAATGATATATGTTGACAAACAGTAAAGCATTCATTTTTATCGATTTTATAATTATAAACAACATTCATTAACTTTGTCTCACGTAAAAAATTAATTTGATCAATTAAAGTTGCCCATGGAAACGCAAAATAATTATGCGGTATTGAATTTTTATTGTAATATAAATCAAATACTTTTTTTTCAGTTATAGCTGGATATTGCCACTGCTGGTTTAAATAAAATAATGTTTTTTCATTAAATTTTTTTGTTTCTATTTTAAAATCACTATCGTGATTTTTAAAATTTATTAGTTCAAAATTATTATTTATAAATTCATATCCTGGATTTAATTTTTTACTAAAATGTAAATTACAAAATTTATTATTATTGGGAACATTAATTTTTAATTTAATAATCTTTTCTTCCAATTTTTCTACTTTGTAATTATTATCACATTCATTCAACCCATTGTAAACATATTTTTTATATAATTTAAAATCAGTTTCTTTTAATATATTTAATTCAACATACTGATTTAAGATAGACAAAAAATTCATTTTTGATTTATCATTGTCGTTTAATTTATTTATTTGTAAAAATTTAGAGTGTGGTATATTTTTTAACAAATACCCATTTAACATTAATCCACTAAAACATGGATTTCCCCATAAATTATACCCAGATCCCAACCCAAAAGGTAGTCCGCCCCTAAATGATCCTTTGTAAATAAGAACATCGTTTTCTTTAACAAATGACGCTATCTTTTTATTTACAAATAAATCATACAAATCACCATTTTCCAATACATCATCATTAAATTTACCTTGAAAAAATATTTTTTCTTTAAAATATATTTTATCATCTTTTTTTATAAATTTTTCTTTATTTTCATAATAAAAAATCAAATTATAATTAATAACTTGGTTTATAAGAGTATCGTTATTTTTTTTAATATATAAACCCTGTTCGTGTAGTTTTAATTCTTCAATTATTTTATTATCATTATCGTTTCTATTTACAATATAACGCATATTAATTATCCTATTATTAAAAAATAATCTATAACCAAAATCCATATCGCCACAAGCCCACCCATTATAAAAATTACAACATCCGTTTGATTTTTTTAGTGTGTCCCCTTTAAAAATTACAGAACCACCGCCAATATTTATTTTCTCTTTTGTACCATAAATTTTATGATCTGTCAATAAAGAACCTAAGTTAATTTTATGAAATATCAAGTCAACATCTGAAAACAATATTTTGTTTGAACCATTTTTAATTGAATATTTAAACCCAACATTCATTGTTGTTTCTTTGTCCCAAATACTATTTACTGTTTGTTCGCAAATAATAATGGTATAATCAAAGTATATATCATATGATTTTTTAAAAGCTTTAATAAACAAATCCAATTCAACCGGTCTATTTCTATATGGAATAATAACATCCAACTTTACATCTATTAATTTAAAAATAGGATGATATTTTCTAACAATTTTCCTTTTAAATAATTCAATATCGGTTATATGCCCATATGAATTCGAATTACAATAATATATAATATAAGGGTTGGTTAGAATTTTGTAACTGCCTTCTTTTTCAAAATATCTTGCCCATAATTCTAAATCGGCACACGATCCATATTTTTTTTCATTAAAACCACCATATTTCTTAAATAACCCAACTTTCCAAACTGGAGCACACCCACAAAAACAAAACATGTTATAATTATTTAAATCAATAAAATTATTTCCATCAATTCTAAAAAAATCAAAAATTGATATATTATTAAATTTAGTCCAGGTTGTTATTGTTTTTGAATCATTATTGGATAAACATTTTTTAAGTAAATTATATTTATACTCGTAATCCATAAAATCAGATTCCGTGTCATTTTGTATTTTATCGACATCTTGCTTGCCATAAAATATTTTTTTTTTATGATACATTAACGATAAATCACTATCAAAATCATCAGCTAAATTTTTCGATACCAACAAGGGACAACATAAGAGATTCAGTTCTTTATTTATATTAAATTCTTTTAAATAGTCAATAATAAAATTTTTATGTAATTTATCGTCAACATTAAAGTTACATACAAGTTCGGTATCTACCATTTCCAACATATGGTTCCAACAGTCATATAGCCCTGTGTCTTCTTTTTTTGTTTTTTTAATAAGAGTAATATACTCTTTAGAATAACAAAAGTTCTGTATTTTATTATTCGTTTCTATATTATTCGAATCTATGACATTCCATATAATTAATTTGTTATTTTCTAAATCAATTAAATTACTTAAAACATTCAAATAATTATCAATATACAGATCACATTCAAATAAAGATGATATTATGGTTATTCTCATATTTACTGGTTCAACTTTTTTTCTATGTATTCTATTTTCTTTACATCCGAACTTGGTCCAATGTATCCACGCATTTCTCTGCGATAAAATCCCAGCTTCTCTTAAATCAATATAATTCTCAATATAAAATTTCCAGTCAAATGTGTCAATTGTATAATCTGTCATTATATATATATA